CGCACACAAGAGGAAGATCTGGTCACCTCCGTTTCTGGCAAATAGCTGGTAGGCATTAGATCCGGAATTGAAAACATCGTCAAGCGTGGCTCCCTTCCCCGCAAATAGCCCGGTCCCTCCCTGTTGATCCCAACTCAATCCAGACGAATACGCGGCAGTTGATCCGTTGATTCCGAGGCCGCTGAAACTCCCCCCTCCAGAGCCAGAAAACAGGGTCGTATCTACTCCACTTCGGATATTGATATGCACCCCACTCCTGACGGCATGGTATTGATGGCCTCCCGAAACTGTTCCGAAATGTTCTTCCGTCCAATTATTTCCGTTTACGAACGCCCTTACCTTGGACATTAAATCCTCTACACTCGTATAGTTTCCGCTTTCGTGAATCGACATTGCTGTTCTCCTATTCCATTGTCATCGCGCAAATAAATTCTGCCTGGTGGGCATCCTGATAGCAGGTAAACGCCGCGCCAGATTGGATGATTACGTCGTCTGCAGAAACATACCCTTCCTCGCTGGCGACATGATACGTTCCAACGAAATGACCGAACACTATTCCCAGATCATGGAGGATGAGCGTCGCGGGGAACAAAGGTACGTTCCCGTTTGCATCGCGGTAGATTTCCGCCATCACATACCTCTTGTTCGGGTTGTTGCTGTACCCACCATCCGCGCCGCTTGGGGAGGTGTAGATTTGATCATTCGTGTCTCCGGTCGGAATCCAAGTCTCCCCGTTGAGTCCGGATACATAATTGTAGGTTACGGACTGAGCGTAGCACCGCCAATAAGCGTGATGCTGCGGTTCCGTCGTGTTGGCGTAGTTCCCGTCCCTGCAACATCCCCCAACAACCATCGGATTATTCCATTGCGACGGCGAAGCCAGTCGGACAGGCCAACCTAAATACCCATGCTCGTATACTGTTGATCCGCAGATTGCAACAAACCTGATGCCATCCTTGAAATCCCATATCGTATATTCAATGAGACTGGTGATTAGCGGGACAAAACGGTCTTCTAGAATCGCACCTTGTTGCTCGTCGAACGCCGCGCCGGAATCGAATCCGTTGAAGCCTTGCAGCTTCAGATACGGAACATTCGTTCCTTTCGATTGAATTCCGATCAGGAGTTCTTCTGATCCGCTAGAACCTTCGCCTTGCAGAATTAGTTCATGGTCGTCTGATGCCGTGTCGTCGCGCTTGATGATCCACAATGCGGTATCTGTGGAAACGGCAAATGTGAACGAATCGCCTACGATAAAGTCAGTCGCTCCAGCAATGAGTGTGAAACTGACGTAATCATTTCCGTAGGGCGTGTTGACGATAGCGTCGGCAAGTCCGCTCGTGGCAGGACTGGAAACGCTAAACGTGGCGATACCGCCTGATCCTACATCGGTACAGGTCAGCGTGAATGTTTCCGCGCTGGCATTCTCTGTTGCAGAAACACCGAATACGATTCCATCGCCTGTATTACTTCCGGCAACTGCCGCCGCCGCAAACTTTGTCCGAGTAGCGAAATCCTTTATCCGTGCTAAAAAAGCGTCGGCTCCGGTGCATGTTCCTTTTGTCCAAGCCATTTTTTACCTCATTGAGTTTTTGTTACGGTGATAAATCTTCATCGCGGCTTTTTCGCCCTCGGGGCTCCGCATGTATCGCTCCATAGCCGACGTATCGGTAGTCACGATCATCCGCACGGTTCCGCCGTCGTAGTTGCCGCCGTTTGCGCCCTCGTTGACCGAGGCGTTCGGGACAATCCGAGAGGCGAGCGGAGGGATGACCATTTCGGCGCGTTGCTCCCCGACGATGTACGGGGTGTTCCCCGTCGAGGTTGCCCCGAACTGTGCGAAGCTCATCGCACTACTTGCCGCTCCTGCAGCCACGATTGCAGAACCCATTTGAGCCGCCGCCGCCGCTCCTGATGCTGTTATCGCCGTCGCCATTTGAGCCGCCGCCCCGCCACCGGCCCCGGTTATACCTAACCCGATTTCTGCCGCCGCCGTGGTTCCGCCAATAGTCATGCCACCCTGCATGGCGGTTGCCGCAAGGACACCGCCCTCGGCAATCGCGGCAGTCGTGGCCGCATTCTTGGCGACTTCCGTTCCAGCATCCACAGTCATATCCGTTCCGGTTTCGACTCCCTTGTCGAGCAGCGATTTTCCGGCGTTTTTCAGGAGTTCGATGCCCTGAACGACAAGCATCTCTGTAGCGATCCGCTGGAGTTGCCCGACTACCATTTCGCCGTATTCCTCCCAGCTTGCCTGTCCTTTCCAAAGCTGATCCGTGGTTGCGTCTACAAACCCGTCCATACTGCTTTCAACGAGGGTGGCAACCTCTTCGGTCATATTAGCGGCATCGTCCATCCAGTCGCTAAATGATTCGGCCATTTTCCCGCCGTCGAAGTTTCCGGCCTTGTCCAGCGAGTAGAACGCCTTCGTTAGATTCTTCTCGAATGCTTCCCATTGCCCGTTTAGCCTTTCGGCCAGCGTGATCTGTTTCTGCGTCACGATTTCGATCTTTTTCGGGTCTGCCTGCTTCTTGAACGTTTCGCCGGTTCTCTCCCCGAGGGTTTTCGCATAGGTCTTGGCAGGGTCGCCTTTCATCCCCATCGTTTCACCGAATTCGCCCATGGCCTTCGTCGTCGTATCCAAGATGGTTTTCGTCGCAGAACTGAACACCTCTTTCGTGTTGGTGAACTGTTCGGTCAACAGATCAGCGGCTTTGCGCTGTCCAGACATGGCAATGACATCGGCCTGAAACTCGCGACGCAATTCCTTGTCTCGAATATTGTACTGGAATCCGGCCAGCTTTTCCTGACTTGAACCGCCGCCGCCAACTCCGTATTTCTTGATCAGTTGCGCCATGCTCGCCTGATCCAGCCCGCCGCCTGTAATGATGTCCCCAGCAGCTACGGTCTGCGCTCCCTTCGCGAACGGCAGGTCGGTCGTCAGCAGAAAATTATACATGGCGGTTCCGATAACCGTGCCGATGGTTTGCCAGATGGAAAGCGATGCTTTCAGGGCTTCAAGGAAGACGCTACCCAGGATCGTTGCCCCGGCCTTGAGGCTTTCGAGAATGACATACCCAATGCCTTTCGTGCTGGCGATTTCCTTCATCGCGCTAAAGACCTCTTTCAGCACAGAGGCGGTTGCCATTACGTGCGCCCGTGCGGTGTCGAGTGCGGCGGCAATGCCCTTGCCGAAATCTTCACCGAACGACTCTTTTATGTTTGCGGACAGAGCGATCAGGTCGCGAAGGATCGTCTTGATCTGAGGTGCGAACTTTGCGCCGATGGTGGCTTGGAGGTCGGTAAACTCACCTTTGAGCGTAGACCACAGGCCGACGACGGTTTTCGACAGGCGTTCAAGTCCGCCCTTGTACTTCTCGCCAAAGATTCGGAGAACTTCTTCCTGAGCGTTCTTGAATCCGGCGGTCGTGATCTTGGTCGTTTTTCCGAGTGCGTTTTCATACTCGAACGTGAACTGCCCCATGTTCTGCTTTACTTGAACACCGAGCTTCCGCATGACTTCGGTTTCCATGCTGATGACACCGAGGGCGACATCTTCGATCCGGCGGTTCATTGCCGCCGCCACTTCGCCAGCCGCCTTCACAGCGTCGTTTCCTCTGATCCCGACCGACTCGAAACGGGTACGGGTCTGGACGATCTCGGAAGGCGTGTACGGGGTCGCAACAGAGAACGCCCTGGATTCGTCAAACGCTTCCTTGGCTTTTTTCGCATTGAGCGTGACGGCAAGCAGGGTCGTTTTCATGGCCTCGTAGCTCGCCGCCGCCTTGGTCGTTGACAGCCCGACGGCCAAAGTTGCCACCTTGAGGCCAAGCATTGTCTTGAGCATGAGCTTGAGCGGCGCAAGGGCTATATCGATGCCCTTCTTCATAAGATGGAACGAGGAACGGGCTACGGTTCCGATCTTTTTGACGGCGGCAGTTGCCGAGCCAAATGACGACCGCATTTTCCCGACTGCGGTTTGTGCAGATCGCGCATCCTTGGCGATATCCTTGAGCGATCCCTTGACGACGCGAGCACCCTTTTGGTCGAACTCGATTACGACTCTCTTTTTTTCGGTAGACATTAGATCAATCCCCCGTCCCTGATTGCTTTTTCCGCCGATTTTATCGCGTTCTCAACAAACCCAGCCGGGGCCTGCTTTGAATTGCCGTCATTCAGTCCGGCCACATACGGCAGGTTGTTGTACAAAAACACCGACTCGCCTTTGCCGACGTTCTCGGCAGCTTCCTTGATGCGGCTGATCGACAACATGGCCGACGGGTCGGTTTGCTCCGTCAACGCACTTGGATCGTCGGCAGCCCCGGCAAACCAGTTCGCCCGTGCCCGTCCCGTGTCAACAGGCGTGCCGATCGCAACCATTGTCCCGGCCTGCAAAGCCATCTGCCCAACCATCTCGGAAGCCCGGATCTCGAACTGATCGCCCGTTTTCTCCATCCAGTCGGCCAAATCGTTTAGATCGCTACTCATTTGCTACATGCTCCAGAAATACGGCATCCATCTTGCGGACAAAAAAGAACAGGTCTTCCCTGCTCGCAGGGTCAAGCCCGTTGTCGTTGGCGTAGAAAGCAAGAGCCTCGTATGGAATAGCTCCATACCCCATACCAATAGCGCGAGAATGGGTAAGCTCGAAAAAAGCCTTGTAGACCCATTGCAACCGATCTTTGACTTGCGGTACATCACGCCACTTTTCAGGGAGAGGTTTCTCGTTGGCTATATAGACCTTCGCCGCCTTCCGGTAGTGGAACCCTTCTTTCAGTTCCCACCGTAGGGCGGCTATCAGTTTCCCGCATCGTCTTCCAACTGCTTGAGACGGAAAGAATCTACGTTGGTCGCCTGTTCACGAATTTCAGCAAAAAGCTCAGGCAGTTCGGTCAGCAGGAAAACCACGTTATCCCTGTTGCATTCGAGTTCGTTACCGTCTCGGTCGGTGACACCTTCCCAGCCGATAATAATCGAATCTGCGTAGATTTCTGCAAGCATCTTTGCGCTATCCTCTTCGCCCATCAGTCCGGCGTCGATTGCGTGTTGATGCTTCCGGTATTCCCGTCTGCTCACATTGGCAAACTTCCGGTTTGCTCCTCCTGCGCGGAGGATATTGATTTGAACATCGCCGATGTCGAGCGTCACGCCCTCCACCTTTTCGCGGTTCCCATCCATTTCGTAAACGTCAAACAGAGAAGCCATGCTTCCACTCCTTTTTTTTGGTTACGCGTCGGCTACGGTAGGAACTTCTGTCCCATATCCGGCTTCCGCGACATAAACTCCGTCAACATCTGGGTCGTTGCGGGTGTAGTACACATCCCCGCCAGTTTGCTTGAACTCCCAGGTATCAACCGCATCCCATTGCAGAACGAACATGCCGTCGATTCGAACGTAGACTGCATCTGCGGTGTCAACCGTGCCGCTGGCAAGTACATAGTCGCCAGCTACAGCAACGTCGAGCGTATCGCTTTCGGTAATCGTTTTGACGACGGTATTCAGCGGGTGCTTGAACATGATCATATCGGTTTCGGTGATCGCGTCCTTGATCGCCTGCCATTGGAGGGCTTGCATAACGTCGGAATTGTTTCCCTGCACCTGAACATTGCCCTGTGAGAACTTCACTTTCGGGAAGGTGACGCAGTACCCGTTTCCATCGCCATCGGACAGCACGAAAGAAAAGCTGATCGCGTCGCCGTTGATGAACTTATTATATAGCGTGAGACCGTCGAAGTAAGCGTTCATGTTTCCGGTGACTTCCCGCCGCCCGAAACCAATGCCCTTCGCGTCTACGTCGGGGTAGTTCGTCGTTGCAGTCGAGAACCCCTTCTGTGAACGAAGGTTGTTGTTCAACGTGAACGACAAATCAGAGAACACCAATTCCTCGGCAACGCCGATAACGGCCAATGCCCGAAGTTCTGGAACGCTCATCACATCATTCGTATTCGGATCAACGTAGGTCGCCCCGGAAAGCGGTGCGGTTGCAGGGGCTTCCCCGGCTCCAAGGAAGTTAAACACGGCCTTGATGACGGAATCGGTCGTGATGTCTACCGCCATCGAATTTGAGCGGCTTCCTTTATACCGGAACAAGTAGTCTGTCGTTCCGTCCGTGATTCCTTTCTCGAACGTCATCGACTTGATTGCGTTTCCGGCTTTGAGGATTCCGGTGTCCGCGTCGAATGTCCCGCGTAGCGTGGCTTCGAAGAGTTCATCGAACTCGCTACCGAACGAAAGCTCGGTGTTGATGTCGCCCTGCGCCCCGCCGCCTACGCGAATCAGGTCTTTTACGGACGCGGTGGGGTCGAGTTCTTCGGATTGGATGGACTCAAGCGAACTGCCCAAGCCTTCGCCGGTAATGCGTACGCGCCGGAAAGCGGGTGTCGCGGGGGTGACTCCCCAATTCACTTCGGGGATGAATGCAATTACTGAACTACTAGCATCTATCATGGTTTTCTCCTGTTAGGTTTTTTCCTCGTATCGATACGGAACCACTACTCTCGACTGCCACCACGCTTCGTCGCTGGTGGCTCCATCGTTAAAAACAGTTCCACGACTAAAAGTTATGAACTGCCCTGTCTTCTTGTTTTCCATGATGTCCAGCAGGACATCGCAAATCGCGGCATACGAGTTTCCGGTGTTCAAAGGCACGCAAACCTGCGCAATCACAAGCCCGTCGGTTCGCTTCCATTCGCCTCCGACCGCCGGGTTCCCGGTGTTGGACTCCGTGATAGTCAGCCGAATGAACGCCGATCCCTTTGGCGGATCAAACGGCATGTTCGGATAGCCAATGGCTTCCGTACGGCCTGCCGCTTTCAGCCCGACCCGGATAAATTCGTAAATAGCGTTCTCTTTTGCTTCCACACTCATCGGTACAGGATTGCCTCCCACAAAAGTTCGAGACCCGCCGGTGCCAGCCTGCTTGAACTCGCCACCGTCCACTTGTCATTTCCGGCATCGGTAATCACGTCGCCGCGAACAGGATCGTTCCTGAGACCGTACGCCGCGATGTAGGCATGCACCGCTTCCCGAATGGTAGCGGTAGGGAAGAGGTGCGAAATGTCCTTGGCGGGCGAAATAGGCAGCATGACGAAGGTGATTTCCTCGGTGTCAGAGGAGACCTGAGCCCTTTGCGGGGCTGCGGCATCTGCGGCGGACACCACATGCAACAGCGTTCCGGATTGACCCTTCTTCGCCAGCTTGTCTTTGATTTTCGCCGCCTTGTTCATCAGATCCTAGTCACCATATTCATGACTCCCACGTAGCCCGACTTCTCAATCAGGGCGTCGGCCTGCTCGAACGACTTCTTGCGACCGGACGGGCTGAACCATTCCTTCTTGTCGATAATCGGCCCAATGGACTCGTCGAGGCTTTTCAGGTTGCCGCTTGCGATCTCCTCGGTGGTCTGCCACAGGTCGGCAACTAACGCCTGCGCTGCGTAAATGATGCAGGCCGTCACAATCTCAACCGGGATGTCGTCATCGCCATAGCGCGGGAACTCCGTTGTCTGGTTGGTGGCCTTCTTCGCGCCGGAAAAGGCGAAACGGGTGTCGATGTAGTCGGTCGCCCTGACAATTGCGGCCTCGATCAAGGCATTGACTTGCGTGAATGCAACCCCACGGGCTGCGTGCCAGAGCGTGAAGTCGGCCACGCTCACGTATCCGTTTGCGCCCGCAACCTCTCCTGTTGAATCCTGTACGTTCAATGCCATGGTTTCATTCCTGTTATGCGGCCATTGCCTGCTTTATCTTTTCCCAGTCCCGATCAATGGTTAGAACCGTACTCGCGCACTCCACCGTCGGGCTTTGCTTGTGGCAGGCCATCCAGAGCAGACGGATACCCGCTTTCAACAGACACCACGCCACCAGTTCCGAGCAAAACCACTTCAATGGATTCTGCTTGTCGCGACGGGTTAGGAACCCGCCAATGCCGCGCCAGTCATACCCGCACCCCAGCAACTCGATCGCCGTGGTAATGATAGCTCGCCCCTGCCCTGGGGTGTGCTCAAAATTGAACCAAGTCTGGTTCGGGGAAGGAACAAACGGCTGATGATGCACTCCTTTGAACTGAATGGACTCAATTTCGTGGTCGTTCGTGAACTCCAAGCCAAAGATCGTCTTGATCCAGTCCAGCTCGTGATCCGTCAGCAGGAACCGAAGCGACAAATGCGAGAACTTGCCGCGTGTAAGGAATATAATTACCCGCGAGCCGCGCCCCTTGCCGTTATGTGCTATGACTTGGACTTTCATTGGTTCTTCCCTTGCATATAGTCCAGCCATGCCTGCACCACGATGGCAACGGTGGCCGCTGTCGTAACGGCGATCTGTGTTTTAAAATCGCTACTCGCTGCAATGGATGTGATCGCCATCCCCGCAATAGCCGCTTTCTTGCTCATTCCGGTTTTCTCGGTCATTTTTGCACCTCAACCGCTTCATATGTTGTCCCGTCATCAAGCGTAACGGTCGCCGTGCGAGGCTCATCGTCATCGAATATATCCATGATGTCCATGACCGTTGAGCACCCCGAAAACAGCAACACCCCCGCAACGGCCAGCGCCCAGAAGAGTTGGTACACCGCCGCAACCTTCTTGCGCTTGCGGATGGCGTTCAGTGCGCCAAGCACATACAGCGTTCCCAAAATGCACAGCAACGGCTTCATCTATTCCTTGCGCTTGATCTGGATCTGGAACCCGTTCGGGTCGGTGATGGCAAAGCCACCGTCTTCCGTCATGGCGTACTTGATTCCACGATGGTCAACGAACTCCCCCTCGATGCGAATTCCGTCCTCTCCCATGGCGATGCGAAAGGGCGTACCCGCTTCGTTCACCCATCCGATACTCACATCGGCGGTGGACAAATAGGCCAGCGGGTCGATGCGGCCATTGCCGTCGAAGTCGAACAGCGCGCAACCCTGTATCAATCCAACACAAACTGATATGAGGCCGATATGTAGTAGTTTCTTCATTTCATTTCTCCTTTTATTTGAACCAGTTCAAAACGGGTTTTCCCGCAAACAGCGAGACCAGTACGGCAATCGCCACAATGACCGACCACATGACAAAGCGGGTCAGTTTCTTGGTCACGTCCTGCCACGCCTTCCCGGCGCTAAGGATCAAGATATGCGTTCCGCGTGTCGCCTCCGTCTCCCCAACCGCATCAACGAAATCATGGATGAGCTTTCGGGAGTCTGAGGAAAAAAAACATTCGTGTTTCAGGGATTCCTGAACGCCTTTGACAACCGCCGCGACAATTATTTTTTGCTCCTGTGTAAGCTCCACCGCTGGTCCATCTGCCATCACGCCACCATCCTTTTGTTGCCATGCCCCTTGCCAAAAGCATAGCGGCGTTCCCTTCGATTGGGGTGGAGTCGCCGGGGCAGCTCCTCATTATCCAAATACTCAATCATGTTTCGACAGCTCTGGCGGTGCGCCCAATCCTGCATTTCTTCCGTTGGCTCGTGGTGTAGAACCAAGGCCAGCCCCTTGCAGGTCGGGCAGTTCCCGAACAAGAACGCCTCGCCGTTAATTACGATCATGCTGTTGGAACAATCATTCATTTCTCGATCCCCTTCTCAATCCCCTTCTCAATGAGGATCCGGTAGAACCCCGTGTCCTTGGTTGTGTAGATGACGGTGGAATCAAACCAGTCGTCCTGGTCCAGCCGCTCGCGCTCCTGGAACCTGATGACCACCACGACCGGCGGTGCGTTTGTGGCGGACGGAACGATGGTGGTCGGATCCGGAGGAGGACCGTCCTCCAAGGAGCCATCGGCGATATATGCACAGGAGGTCAGATCCACGGTCCCGGTTGAGCCGTTCGGAAGAGCGACGTAAACAACCTGCCCCGTGGTTATGTTGAAACTGGCAAGCTCTTCCTCGATGGCCTGCGTGTCGGCCACGATGCCAAGCTCGATCTCCTGCAAAGGCGTTGGGCTATGCGGCGGGGGCGGCGGCTCCTCGCCATAGACCGATGCAAAGATCGCGGTGAGAATGATTAGGATGGCGTAGAGGTATTTCATTGCTACTCGCTTCCGCTCGCCAGCTTCTGGGCGGTGAGTCCAAGGAAGGCATCCCTGACCTGTCCGGTCGGCTGGTACTTGCCATGCGTCGCCGCGAACTCCAGTCCGGCGGCGGCGGGGCCGAATACGGACTGCACAGCCAGCGGGTCAACCTCCACCCGAATCCGGGTCTTGAACCGTTCGATCTCCACGGCAAAGCCGTTCAGCTCCCACTCGTGGCCACGCGGCAAACTGAACTCCACGTCAGCCACCCAATGCGCCTGATTGGTCGTGACGACCTCGAACTCGATCTGGCTCTGGACGGAATTGGTAACAAAGCCACCCCCGGCAAACAGCCCGTTGGTGGTGATCTGCACGTCGTCTACCCACTCCTGCACGGTGTTGGTGACGACGGCAAAGGGGTGGTACTCCACGGCCTCAAGCGACAGGTTTTCCGCCGCCACGGTGATGGTCTGGTTGCTGAACACCAGCGACTGGGAAGCAGCAATCAGAGGGCAGAGGGCAAGCAGGGCGATAATTGTTTTCTTCATGGCATTTCTCCGGGGTTATGGATCAAGATCGGTGGTGGTCAGCACGCCGCTCGTGCTTACCGTCACCTTCCAGCGGTTGGCGTTCGAGTCGCGCAAAATGAAATACGCGTCGCCAAAATCCCAGACATCGGCTTGGAAGGTTGCAACGGCAGCGCCCTCGGCCTGCATGGCGCGGATGAAGAAGGTGTCATTGGTGGTGGCAACGGTAAATCCCAGCGTGTAGGTGCCGCCGCTCTGTGTCGGATAGGTTTCGGTGGTGTAGGTCGCAACGCGCTCCCACTCGCCAATAATCAGATCCTCCGTCCACTCGGCGAACGGGGACGAAGTCACGCCGTTGGTAGCGATTCCGAGGTTGACCGTTACATTGGAGCTGGTGGACGAAAGCGTGAAATTGGTGACGTACAGCCCGGAAGCATCGGAAGTGAACTCCAGCAACGGATAGCCGTTCTTGGCGAAGATGAGCGCATTGGTGGTGCCGACCAGTTGGCCATCGCCCGAAATCTCGCCGCCGCTCATAATGAAGCGGTCGCCAGTGCTATCCGCCGGACTCACCACCCACATGTTGCCAAGGCGAAGCTGGGAGCCGCGCACGGTCTTGTCTGGATCGGCGGCGTAGTCCGTTAGCTCTGAATCGGTGTAGGCCGTGGCGTAGTCGCGCTGGGCGGCCACAAAGCGCAGGTTCGCCACATCGTTCGGAGAAACCGGATCGTCCATCACACCGAGATTAGAAACATCCTTATGGTTCGCTGCCTCGGAAAGATCGGCATAGCCCGTAATCACCACGCTATCCACATGCACACTCGGTGTGCCCCCCGGCAAGGAAGTGCCCGCCTCTACGCGCCACTTTGCCCCCGCTGATCGCCAAGGAGCCACATAAACCGCCAAAACACCATTGGTGTAGATCCCGGAAGAAGATGAAGTTGCGTTCAAATCGCTCCATACATCGGCATCTACATAGGAAATTCCGTCCGATTGCGCAGGGCTCTCCAGATATTGGCCAATCGTCAGGAAGATCGTATCGTCTCCTTGCAACGTGCCATCCGTCGTCCAACCCGTCCACGAGCTGTCGTTGGTGATCGTTACTGGCGAGTTGAGAATCACGGCGTTGCTGAACGTGATGCCGATGTCCTCCCAGCTCTCAATCTCGCGGTCAAGCGTCAGGTAGTCGGCGGCTACTTGCGGTTGGACATAGCGGCTGTCGTTGACGCTGATAGGATACACGTAGTAATCATCAAAAAACGACCCGGTCTTGACCGAATCAACGATGCTCACGATATTGCTGGTGGCTGTGATTTGCCCTTTGACCGTGAGCCCGGTTAAATCGCCAGTGCCGGTAAATCCGTACCCGCCACCTAAAGTATTGGTGAAAATAATGTCATTCCCGTCGACCATCACATTCAAGACGGTTGACTGCACCGCGCCGTCGGCAAGAACGCCCTGCGCCGCCGTGGCAAAGGCGTTGGTGTTGGCTGTGTCGAATTTCAGGGCTGTGGCGGCGGCCAGCGTGTTGGAGGCGGTTATCAGCTCGGAATCCGTCGCCGCCGTAGCCGCATCCTGTTTCAAGGCGATCGCCGTATAAACCGCACCCGAAGCCGCGCCCCACAAAGGATCGGTCTCCGCGTAGGATGTCAGGTAGCCGCCCGCCGCGTGATCGCCCCAACCAAAAGCCGTGTTCCAGTCGTTCGTGTTGGACTCCAGCGCACCGATGGCGGCATAAATCACACCTGTGCCGCTGTTCCATGCCGGATCGGTTTCCGTATAGCTCGTCAAGTATCCACCGCTTGCATGGTCGCCCCAGCCGTAGGCCGTATTCCAGTTGTTGGTGCCGGACTCCACGGCCACCACGCGCACGGCAAGATTGGTGTCCGATCCCGAACCCAGAAGCGAAACGCCATTCGTGCCGACAACATCCACAACGTTGGTGATGGAAAAGCCGCTGGCGTTGAGGTCGCCACCCAGCCGCGTACCGGCCCTGAGTTTAGGCGGTCTTGCGGCATCTGCGAAAACAGCGGCAAGCACAAAGCACGCTGTGAAACATGTCTTTTTATTCATCATCTGCGGTAACCTCTTCTCCCATTGAGTTGAGCCAGGTTTCCCGCGTTCCACTCCAGTAGACGGGATAATCCAGACTCTCGACAAAGTAGGTGTCGCCCGCTTCGGGATCGGCTGGCAGATCGGCGAACGCAGGAACGGAGTTGCCCGGGATCTCCGGTGTGGACACAGGCACGAAGTCGGCGGTCACGTTGCGGAGCCGCAGCGTTTCGTGCAGCAGAATCGAATAGTTTCCGCCCGGCTCGCGGAACCACGCTTCAAGATGCACGTCCATGCCGGAGTTTTCCGCCATGGCATCAATGATGGCCTGCGCGGCGGTCGTCAGCCGGAAGCAGAATTTCCCAGCTGCAAGGTCGATATCCGCCCAGTCTTCGGCAATGTTGAACTTGTCGTCTGCAACTGCCACCAAGTCATTGCTGCCGGGGCCGTAGACGCTGTCCAGCGATGCGTAGAACTCGGTATCTGAAGGCAGAGCCACCGGCTGTCCGGCACCGTCGATCAGGTGGCAGGCGAATATGGATTCATTGCCGACAAACAAAACCGGCTTGACGTCGATGCTGGCAGGATTCCCGGCGTTAACGAACGCCGATCTTGCCACACTGATATAAACCGGAATTGTCTGAAGGTTGGCCATCGCGCCTACTCGTAGTCGTAGTCGTCGGCTTCAGCGTCGCGCTTGGCTTGGCTTTCCTTGACCATGGTCAGAAGCTCATGCTGGGATGGCGTATGTTCGGACGCGGCCCGCTCCTTGATCATGGCGTTGAGCTTTGCGGTCTCGCGCTTCAATGATTTGCGCAGAGCCAATACCACATCGTTCTGCTCGGCGACTGGATCGTCGTCATCAACAGGCGGCTGTTCCGGCGGCGCGGGTGGTTCAGGCGTCGCGGGCGGTTGCGCTACGCTGGGACCACCAGCAGGCGGCTGTTCCGGCGGCGCGGGCGGCGCGGCGGCGGTCACGTCATCAACGACGGACTGCTCAACGGCTTTGATCGCAAGTGCCAAGTCAAACTTACTGGCTTGGTCGACCGGCTTATCGTTTGCCGCCTTTTCAATGCCGAGAGCCTTGGCCGCAGCCTTGACTTCCTCCGCGCTGACGTTGAGGACGAGCGTCTTCAGTTCGTCTTCCGGTGTTCCGTAGATTTTCAAGATCAGGTCATTCATGTTTTCTCCAAAGGTTTGTTTCCGGGGTATGACCCCGCCCGTCGCAAGGGAAAGCTCAACGACGGGCGGGGAGGGAGACGCCATTGCTGGCGAAATTACGCCTTGGTCTTGATGACGGCCATCGGGATCCGCTTGCGGGCGTGTACTCGATCCCAGCTTGCGGCGGCAGCGAGCTGCGCCCACGTCGGGGATTCGCCATTCGTGCCGTGCGTGGTTCCGGTATAGGTGAACCCTACCGGATGACAGGCCAGCTCAACGCGGCTGAAGATGGTTTCCTGTCCACCGCCGTCACCGGCGGCAGGATCGCGCTTGACCTCGACCGGAACTTTCGGCGCGCCATTGCCGATAGCAACGGAGTTCATGCCGAACAGCACGGAGGTAAAGATCGGGTCACCGCCATTGGCATCGACCGGCATGGCGTCGTCCATGATCACGCGCTTGCCCATGTACGTCGGGACAGTGGCCTTGCCTTCGCTGTCCAGCACATAATCGATCAACTCGCTTTTCAGCAAACGAGCCATTACGATGGAATGCACTGCAACGGCACCAATGATTCCCATGCGGTCGCCAAGCGTGACAAGCGCGTCGACAAATCCGGTGCCGGTGAAGCTTCCGTCACCAACCGCCGTGATGTCGTTGATCATGTCGCCGCTGTCGTTCGCGACGTTGTCGGCAATCAAGCCAACAAGCGAGTTCATGAGGATCTTCTGACGCTGGGTCATCCAGTACTTGGACAACTGAGACTGAACCGCGCCGAGGGGATCGGGGCCGTACAGGGCTGCCGTCAAATCCATGGAGCTAAAGGACTCGTTGCGGCTGTGGCGCAACAGCGTTTCCTTGCCGCCAGAGAGTTTCTGCGGAGCGCTGTCACTCGCGGGGTCGTCGCTGGACTGGTTGGATTCGTCTTCGCCCAGAGCGTTGATGAATCGCTTGGAGTACGTTTTGCCGCCTTGCGGGCCGTTCAGGAATTCATTGACTTCGGGGTCGACGAACGCGATGCCCGACTGGATAAGGGCGTCGAGCGTGATGGACTGCTGGATCATTCCGGTGTTGAACAATTCGCCGACAATGATTAGGTCTGTGAGTTGGGTAACTGCCATGGTAAACCTCCTGTGTTAACTTTTTGCTGAGGTCTGCGACGTCAGCGGTTTTTAAACAGCCTCGTCGCCCATGGCACCCGAGAGAACTTGGAGCGAGAGGATGGATTTGCACCATCGGCCTACACTCTGGACGAGTATCGCTCTACTAACTGAGCTACTCTCGCGCTCCATCTGCACCGACACATTGCCCCGTGCATGGACAAACAGGTCGCACATTTCTGCACGACCTGTCAACACCTTTTGCAACACTATGTGTTACTGCGCTACGCGGCAACGCCAGCGGCCTTCTTCAAAGCCTCGGCTTTCGAGGGATCTGACTGCATAACGACGTGCTGCTGTGTTACGTTGAACGTCTCTTTTGCCCACGGGTTATCGACTGGCGGATTCCCGCCCTTGCCGCCCTTCGACTTGCCCGGAGTGCTTTCCGGTTCCCAATGCACAGACGTTTCAAGCTTCTTGGCCAGCCAGTCCTTGACCGAAAGTGCGGCCCCGGCCTTGCAGGTTTCCTTCGTGACAACGTTCCCGGACTCGTCAAGCTCAAGGTCTAGGCCAGCATGTAGAAGCACGTCCTCGACTGCGGTATCGCGAACCATGCCGTTTGCCACATTCATTACGGCAACATCGATCTTGCTCTTGCTGAAGTCGCCACGCAGACCAGTGAGGTCGCCTTCGGATTTTTCAGCACGCTGCGTCATAGCCGTCAGGTCGCGGGTCAGATTCTTGGTGCGAACCTCGACCATGGCCGCTACTTGGGCCTCGATGTCTTTGTCGCCAACCTTCAGCCCGGCAACCTCTTCTTCGAGCGTGGCAATGGTTTCGGGCGTGTGCTCGCCGAACTTCGCAACGACGGCCTTGAATCTCGTGACATCGGTACGGGCGGCGGTTAGCGAGGTCTGCATGGTATCGAACTCCGCCTGCGGCTTTGCGCCAGAGCATTGCAGATGCCACTTGCCGTCAACCTCCTTGTAGTGATTCTTCAGGCCTTCCGGGATGTCGGCGGCGTTGTCATATACGAACTTCAGCATGTTTCTTGTCTCCTTGGTTGGTTTGTTTTTCCGAACTAAATACGATGTCTTTCAGGCGGTCGCCGAACTTCGCCAGATACTTCCTGTGTGCCATCAGCTTGCCGTCCTTGGTGATTTTTCCGACCTTGCGCACGGTTCCGTCACCACCACCGTCGTCATAAACGGTTCCGGCGTGATCTACGCGGAAGCGGCTTGGTTTGCCCTCGGTGTTCTTAAGGCGACCGCCTCGGTATATTAATCGTCTCTTTGGCATTTTATTCCCTTTGCTGTTGTGCAAGCCGCCCCGCCCCACGAGGGAACGAGGCGGCATAAACCAAGACCTATCCAGACGGATCTTGGTTGACCTTCACCCAGTCGTTGGTGGTCGCCCCGTAGGCAACCCACAGCGCATTTGTGCCTGTGTCGATCTTTCCGACCAGATACTGACCGACTCCGGCAGGCGTATATGCCGTCGCAACGGTCGTGGTGTTGGTATCGACCTGCACTACATAGCGCAATGCAATATCGGTGTTCGCCTGACCGATTGACACATTGATCGACCTTGTGCCGTTCTTGCCTTTCTTCAGGCTGTCAATCGTCGCATAAGACACGGTCGCAACGGCCAACAACGCCAATGCCATCAATAATCCTGACTTCCTCATGCACCTACTCCTTTGTTTATCGCCGCCTCATTGCGGCAAAGTGATTAAACCCCCGACCGCTTGAACGCCGCGGCCTCGATCTTCTTCAGTTGATCTAGCGTGTACCGCTGGTTGTTGTGATCCACAAAACTCGACAGGCTAAGATTGCCCTTGCTGAACAGCTTGTAGCGCGACAGCCCCAGCACTTCTTTCTGGAACCACGCGGGCTGACGTTTCAGCCACGTCTCGTAACTTGTCTTGGCTTTTGTCCTGCCGATGTTCTTGGTCTGCCAGTCGTTGCGCTTTCGGGCTAGGGCGGCACGACGTTCTTTTTCAGACCACTTTGACCACTGCTTGTCACCGGCTTCTTCGTGAGCCTCGCGCCGGAAGCGCTTTTCGCGTTCGCGCCGGGTGTCGGCATCGCGGACATAGGGGCGGTCGCCCTGTAGCCCTTCTGCGGCCATGGCATTTGTCACCGGGACGCGCAGTGATCGGCAATTGGGATGCAGAGGCGGAACGGGGCCGTCGCCGACATCGAACCTTTCGCCATCCAGCGACGCGCATACCGTGGACGTGCGGCCATCCAGCGTGGCCGTGAAAACCTCATACGCAATCAGCTTCGAGTTGGCTTTGTAGAACTCCTGCTGCGTGGCGTTGCTGACTCCGTTCGTTACCGTCCGGGCGATGGTTTCGGCTTGCCGCGTGGTGTAGCCCTGCATGATTCCATCCGTATATCCGGATTCACGGGTTCCTCTGATTGCGCGAGTCAAATCAGACATTGATTCGCCATTGGCAATACCGACGCGAACCCTTGCCATGATGCGGTTGACCTGCGCCGACTCCGTTCCCTTGAACCACTTTTCAATCGGGTAGCCGCTATACGGCATTGCGGCTTTCAGGCGATTCAGGGAAGCAACAGAGGGTTGGGATAGGCTTGCCGCCTGTTTCGCCGGTAGCGCGGCAGATACGACCTTTTGGGACACCTGTAGCTCGTGTTTGATGAGGTCGTCCAACTCCTTGACGTACCAGTCCTGCGCGGCGTCGTAGTTGCCGCCCAGCGCCTTGGTCAGATCGGCCTGAAGGCGGGACAACGCCGCTACCTGCTGGCGGCTGAACTTGCTCATCTGCATGATGTCGTCGAGACCGTCACGAATCAACGCCACTTTGTCGCGGCTGCCTTTGTTCAGCAGCTTCGCGATCTCGGCGGCTTGCGATACCGAAAGCCGTTGCAGGTAGATGCGGTGCCGTATCAGCAGGTCAAGGATGTCTTGGAAGTCGTTCATTCCTAGTCTTCATCTTCCAGTGTCGGACTCGTCGGATCAGGCGGCGCGAAGTCGAGCAGCTCGTCGGCAATCAAATCCTTTTCGTCCTCGAAGTCGCGATCCGTATATTTGCGGTCGCGCATCCAGGCATGGATCGACTCGTAGCTGATCGGCGCACCCAAGCCCTTGGCCGTCATCAGGCTGACCAAATCCGCCGCCGTCAGGTTGTCTTCAACGAAGTCGGTGTTGGGCTCAACAACCACTTCCTCGAAGCTGGCACCCTTCCATTCGCAGATGATTTCAAGCAGCTTCTCCATCGCCGCCTTGCCGGTCGAAACAATGGTCTTGACGCTGGCCGTCTTGCTGGCCATGCGGTTTTCCAGCGCCTTGCCGGACTCCGCGCCCTGCTCGACAAAAGCAACGCCCCGGCGCGTGGCGTCGTTCTTGAGATCGGCCACGGCGTCCTTTGATGCGGACAGCGCGTTGCCTGCGGTTTCGGCATAGCTGAACTTCGCGTCCTTGCTGGAGCTGAACAGGACTGCATGCGATCCGACGGCCATCTTCTTTACCTCGTCCTCGCTCACTCCGGTTGCCGTCAAAGTCGGCTGGCCGGCAAAGAACAGGCCGGAACGGTAGTCGGCGTCCTGACGGTAGGCCGACAGCGACAGGTTCGAGATCGACAGCAGCGGCGGCCTTGACACCGCCGTCGTGTTGTCGCGGCAGTTGGCGAAGATAAACGGGATGCGGTCAAGCGTCTTGCCCGCGATGGAGGGCGTTACCAGCTCCGTGCCTTCGCCCGGATTGTCGCTGATCTGTCCTTCGTCTTCCACGGTGTACTGGCTATAAACGCCGTCATTCAGCAGCAGGACGAGATACTTCTTCTTTTTCTCCCAAGAGCCGCTGACCAGCTCCATGCCCGATTCGTCCAGCACAACGAAGGTCAGCACTTCTTCACCGGCGATGAATTCGGACGACCAGTTGATAATCGACTCGGCGCAATACACGCTGACGTAGGGCAGATCCTGCGAGGTCGAGCTTTCCTTGATGTCGGCCAGCATGCCGACACGGCCCTTGATTACCTGCTGGCGGTTGACGTACTTCAACAGCGTGTGGATGTTGTAGCCGTCGGGCGTCATCTGGTCTTCGTAGCCAGCCAAGGCCGTCGGTAACACGATGTGTGCGGGCTTCTTGTCCATCAGGCCAAGGATGGCCTCGGCGGTTTCCTCGACAAAGTTGCTGAACACCGCGCGTTGCTTGTATGCGTCGTAGATCTTGCCTTGCAGGGTGGTTTCGAGCTTCAGCATGCCGTCCGTCATCGGCAAATACTTTATGCCCTGATCCTTGACGACCTTCTCGCCTGCAAGCGTGTGTGTGAGTTGCTCCCAATAACCGATGTTTCCAGTGTATTCGGGGTGAACGTTTTGTTTCTGCGTAGCCATTAGTATGTTCCTCCTAGAGTTGTTGTTCCTGCTACTTCTGGGCTGATAAAGAATATCTCCACTGCATCCATCATTGGGTCAACCTGATCGTCGTGGGCATGGCTGTCCGTTGCCGTGAACGACAAAACTTCCTTCTCGAAATCGGCGGCAAACCCAATGTGTTTCGGCGGAAACATCACCATGCCGGACTGGATGTACGGAGCGGCCGAGAATGCCCGGCTCACTTTGTCGCGGTGCCTGACAACCGGAAAGATCGGCACGGAAACCTGTCGCTTGAGCGTTTGGATAAACCCGATTGCAATGGCGGCCTTCTCGATGTAGCACCCGGTCATGTACGGATACTCGGTCTTCCAGCGGTCGAGCGTTATCGTGGCTATCGCCACCATTTCCGGCGATTCCCACTTGCCGCGAATCTGGTCGATTAAATACGCCTTTCCCTCGAACCTGCCCCAGAGCTGGAATACCGAATAATCGCTGTGGGTCTTCGTTTCGCCCGCCGTATCCGCAGTGGCAACAACCTTCTCGAAGCGCTGCGGCAAATGATCCCAGTACCGAAGCCACATCTTCTTGAAAATGCCGCCGCCCAAAGGTGTCGGAGCCTGCTGCATCTGGGAGCTGAACGTGTAGGTGTCTTCGTCCTGCATGGCTTGGAGCGCGGCGATTCCATGCTTTTCCGGCCATAGCGCAACGGATTTCCCGGACTCCGTGTAGGTCAGAGCGGGCATGCAAAGCACGGCGAACGCATACTCCTTGGATGCCATCAGCTTTGCGGCAAAGTCGTCTTCGTGCAGGCGCTGCATGATGCAGATCACCGGCGTGGTGTCGGGGTTGTTGCGCCTCGACTTGATGGTACTGTCCCACCTGCGGTTGACCGACTTGCGTATCGTGTCCGAGTAGCCGTCGTCCGGTTTCAGCGGGTCGTCGATAAGAACCGCGCCACTGAACTTGTAGTCTCCCAAATTCATCCAAGGATATTTCTTCACATCCTCTTCGGTCACAAACTCGTCCATCGTACCGGCACCGAAGCCCGTCACTGATCCACCGGCTGGCCGTGCCAGAAACTCGCCACCCGAAACCGTTGACCAGTGCGCCTTTGCCGCGCTGTCCGAGCTGACGACCGCCCCCGGAAACAACAGTGCATACTCGGAGAGCTGCATCGTGTCCTTGATGCTGTCCGAATTGTCGCACACCAATTGATCCGAGTACGACAGGTGCAGGAACTTGCACTCCGGATTTTTGGCGAATGCCCACGCCGAGAACAGCTTCACCACCAGCTCGGTCTTGGAGTAGCGCGGCGGGATGTTGATGATCTGGTACGTCACCTCGCCCTTGTGGATCGCCATGAGCGTATTCACGATGTCGAAGTGGTGCCGGTTCCAGCGAAATACCTTGCGTTCGTGCCACCAGAAGAACGCATCCACAAACGCACAGAAGTTGCCACGGAACACACCACGGAGAGACTTTAGGCCTGCGTCCGTTTCTAAATATTTCGAGAATTCTCTGGGGTGCATACATACTTAAATTTTATTGCTTTTTGATTCTATCAAACGTTTCTGAAATTATGTCCGCAAAACCACTCACGGTCGCCAATATGTCCGCATTATCGCACCCCCTCATTTTTAATTCCGCCTCGACTAGGGCGGCGCGGGTGGTAACGCAAACGAGAAGTAGAGCAATTCGCCGCAGATCATGATCGGGGAGGTCGCCAAGGCGCTCTTCTATCATCTCAAGTGTAAAAATTCGTCCCTGACATACATTTGCTATTTTATCGTGTTTTTCGGTCTTGAATCGAACGCTGGTAACGTCCACCAGTTCACACACGCCTGACTCCTCTATCTCGACGATTGCGACAGGCGAAGTGATCGGCGCGTCATTCCTGTCGTACTCGCGAACCGCTTCCGAGAATCCGTGAAAGGTTGCGGCTTTCTCCACGGGGATATCGGAAAGAAGCGATGCGCCGGTATCGGGGTGTATTTTTCTTGTCTGCTCTAAAACTTTTA